GCGGTCTTAGAAATAATCACACTTCTCTCCCCAGTCTTGGACTGGAACCCCTGGAACTATGGGGACATTCTGGTTGATTCCAGAAGTGGAGAAGATGTTCTAAGACCGTCTGGGCCGGGCCTAACAGATGAGGATAACCCTCGCTATATGCGAACCGAGTTTGTACAAGGTCAACAGGAGCAAAGGTCTTCTGTTAGCGTGCTCTGCACGTAACCACCGACAAGTAGTCGTAATGGCTAGAGGTTGGTAATTAATCCATTTAGTTACTAACCGAGGAGGTTAGATATGAGAGTCAGGTCAACTACGTCTGGCGAATTTTCGCCAGGCGGTCAGCGTCAAAGATCCCAACGCATTTCGGGCGATTGCTCGAAGGCTATGGGTCCCTATTCCAACACTGGTGGGTTAGAACCCTCCGCTGAAGGAACCGTGATTGTGAAAACTATCACGGACGTTGTTACACCTGGGTTTAACTCTCTCCTTAAATGTGGGGGATTTCTCCCACTGAACCCAGTCACAATAGAGACAGTGATCGAAGATAGGATTCCGTCGTATTCCGGGGCCGTGCATGACGTCTACGAAAGTGGATGTCTGCAAGACACTAACCGGACTGTGAACGGAGGTTACTACGTCGACACATTGTGGCTACTTACATTACCCCCTTGGAATGACAACGCCATTAATGACGTTGTTAACCAAGCACTAGCTGCTGCGAGAGCGTCTACATATGACGCACTTACAGAAATGGCTGAGGTCCAAAAGACCATAAGCTATTTCCGCACAGCGGTGGGGCAATTGAATGGAGTGATACGTTCAGTTGTTCAACGAGTACTAAGCGATGCCAAGAGGAGGAACTTTATCTCCTGGCGTGCACGCTTAGCGTGGCTAATAGACCAGTTTTCAAAACGCTGGTTGGAGTATCGGTATGCTATTATGCCTGTACTTTATTCCCTTGAGGACCAAATTGAGGTTCTTAGGGTAGGCTTCGATCGTTATCCGGATATCCGGGGAAGGGGTTATATAAGTGAGAGTATTAACGCGTCTGACACGCTCAGCACTCAGCTGAATGCCACGGCGACGCTTAATACAACGCAGATTCTACAAGGGACGTATACATACAGAGGCTCTGCCTTTGGATATATCCGTTCTCAGTGGAATAAAGAAGTCGGTTTCGATCCGGTCATCACAGGCTATGAGATTCTTAAATTCTCGTTCGTCCTGGATTGGCTTATCGATATCGGCTCCTGGCTCCAAGCGATCTCTCCGTTTTCTAACGGGGTTGCGATCTATGGTTCCTGCGCGTCTGTTAAAGAAGAGTACACACTGGAACAGCATAACCAGCATGTGTGGAGTGGAACAATTTCTGGACGAACCCATTCGGGGAACTCCGGCACTTCCGTGCAGAAGTATTCGGTAAAACGATATACACGCTTCGCGCACGGCTCTAACTTTCCGGGGTTTAACCCTTCGGTTAATGCTAAACGTGTCACAGACCTAGTTAGTCTGGTAGCCCAGTTAGGCAAATTGCCTACCGAGTTACTCAAGATATAACCGCTTCACGCGGTGGTCGTGATACATAACTTCAACTCCAACAATAGGAACTGACTTTATGTCTATTTCTTTACCTAACCTAGGGGGCACCATGACAGGTGGCTCCTCAACATCGCTGACGATCGGCACAAACAATAGTGCTGGTCGATCGAGCTTTATCACCTCTAGTCATACGCGGCTTGCGCCACGTACGATTGAGATTCTGACTTCCGCAGCGAAAACAACTGCTGCAGATCCAGGTGTCGCCAAGTCTCAAGTCCGTATTAATTTCGCGGACCGGACGGCAGAGGAGGGTTGTTGCACGGTGCAGGCTGGATTGGTCGCCTTCGCCATTGACGCCCGCTGGCATTTAAACCAGCCGGAAGCGTTAGTGGATGAAGCAATCGACTATCTCCAGTCTATCGTTTTCACACAGGAGTTCCGTGACGCACTAGTTAAAGGCGTTTTGCCCTCTTAATTATGCGCATCTATTACTGTGTGTTTATCGTAGTGTTACTCGTTATAGCCTTTACGGGCTGTGCGGGTAGCATGCCTTTTCACTTAAAATTTGGAATACTTTATGACTCCGAAGAACACCAAGTCAAAGACGAGGTCCCTTCCACCGGTAAATCCGGTGACCAAAGTGAACGTGCTATTACTAGCCAACCTCTATGCGATGGAAAACCTCCAGAGCTACCTACCGATTGTTCGACAGATCCTTGATCATTACGAAAAAGGCGAGTTCGACACGGGAAAGTCACTCTGTGATGAGTTTTCAAGACCCGAGTTCGGGTCTTCAATGGATTATCTACGTCGGAAGCAGTTTACTGCTTTCCTTACCAAAGTTCCCTTTCCAAAGGGGGCTGAGGAACGTAAGCGACGCGCTGTCAAAAGCTTCACAGCTGCCGAGAGACGTTGTCGCATATCCAATAAGAAGCTGAGATATTACTCAGCTCGAATGCACCGCCTTCCGGAACATTATCAGTATGTTATTGATAAAGTCCGAAATGAAGTGGCCGCCATCCTGGGGCCATTGGACGAACGTGAGCTAGATCAGATACTAGATTTAGCCCGTCCGGGAAGTGGTGTTGCAGTCGGTACGCGTGACCGAGAGCGAGTTTCTTTACCCTTTAAACTTGGTGAGACAGACTTAGTCTCAACCTCAGACGCCCTGCCCTACGCTCGAAGAATGTTAAATCGTTCTCCTGCGTGGTTAGCTACGATGTCTGAGTTTGTCCAAGATGGGGTGGAGAGACCTACTCTTCGGTTTGCAACCGAAATAGAGGTGAATAATTGTAGTCGGATTACGTTCGTCCCTAAGGACGCTCGTACTCTCAGAACTATTGCTATTGAGCCGTCTCTAAACGTCATGTTACAACTTGGCGTTCATGAGTACCTTGCCCGACGCTTGAAGCGTATTGGCAACGGTATCGATGACCAGTCACGCAATCAATTATTAGCGTGGTCTGGTTCTATTCTCTGGGAAGATCCTACTCAGAGTTTAGCAACGATCGATCTTGCAGCGGCCAGTGATTCCATATCGCTTGGTCTTTGTGAAATGCTGCTCCCACCGGAGTGGTTGGCTCTATTTCTTGACCTCAGGTGTCCTAACGGGCAACTGGAAGGCCAGGAGATCTCCTTTGCGAAGATTTCTTCCATGGGAAATGGCTATACATTCGTGCTAGAAACCATTATGTTCTTGGCTATAGCTCGGGTGTGTACAGCGTACAGCAACAAAGATCTCCTCCCGGAGGTCTCCGCGTACGGGGATGATATTATTGTCCCTTGCGGTGCGTACGCTTTCACGAAAGAACTTTTGCTGTTCTTTGGGTTCAAGACTAATGACGATAAGTCGTTTTGCCTTGGCCCTTTTCGTGAAAGTTGCGGTGCCGATTGGCACCGAGGTGAGAATGTGACTCCTGTCTATATACGTCGTCCAAAGCTTCGGCCCACAGACATATACAATGTGCTTAATACCATTAGGCATGTTGGCTTCACTACCTCTAGGGCATACTTGCTCCAGAAGGTGCGTGAGGTGACTTGTATACGCTACGGGTTACCCCATGAGGACACGACCGGTCACCTCTTCATTGAGAGTGACTCTGATGTCCCGTATTACATCCGAAGACGGATTTTCCGTTTCGACCGTAATATCCAGCAGCTGACTTTCAAGGCAATTAGGTTTAAGCCGAAAAAGGTCAAGTGCAAAGCCTGGATGGTCACTCTGGCAGCTTTGAAAGGCTACCATAGTGAATTTGCACCACTGAGGGGGAAGGGTAAATTCCTTCTTACCGATGTATCTCGCGGCAACTGTGCCCCGAGACCCCGG